ATCTTTGACGAACCACATGATGTGGGAAGGTATTTTTGACGAAGAAGATCAGATGACCTATATGGTAAATGTTCTTCGGGAATTTCAAACAACAGGTAAACAACTACTCATAGAGAAAGTGGACTTCAATGAAGAAGCACCCATCTTCGACTATGGGAATCGTTAAACGGAAAAATAATAATGAAAGTAAAAATTAATAAATCTATGGATGATCTACTCGCCTCATACGCAGTAGGTATGTTGAAAGATTTCTACTTGACAGACTATGAAGATTCACCACAACAAGCATATGCAAGAGCGGCCACAGCATGGTCGAAATACAAGGGAGAACTAGATCCAGAACTCGCACAACGTCTGTATGACTATGTGAGTAAGAAATGGTTTATGTTCGCATCCCCTGTATTGTCTAATGCACCTAATGGTCAGAACGCAAAAAGTAAAGGAATGCCTATCAGTTGTTTCTTGACTTATGTACCTGACACACTAGAAGGTTTGATTGGTCACTCTTCTGAGTTGAGGTGGTTATCTGTATATGGTGGTGGTGTCGGAGGACACTGGAGTGATGTACGTACTGTAAGTGACATTGCGCCTGGCCCAATGCCGTTCCTACACACAGTTGATGCAGATATGATTGCATATCGACAAGGTAAAACTCGTAAAGGTTCATATGCGGCCTATATGGATGTGAGTCATCCAGACGTTATTGAATTTCTGAATATGCGTATACCTACAGGTGATGTACAACGTAAAGCATTGAACCTACATAACGCACTGAATCTCAGTGATGAGTTTATGCAGGCAGTCAGAGAAGGTACATCATTTGATTTACGTGATCCAAAGGATAACGAAGTAAAAGAAACTATTGATGCCCGTAAACTATGGGAACGTATTCTTGAAACACGATTCCGTACAGGTGAACCGTACCTAAACTTTATCGATACTGCAAACGCAGATCTACCACAACCACTGAAGGACAAAGGACTGAAGATCCACGGTAGTAATCTATGTAATGAGATTCACTTACCTACAGATGCAGATCGTACAGCGGTTTGTTGTTTGTCTTCGTTAAACTTGGAATACTACGATGAGTGGAAAGAAACAACGATTGTACAAGATCTTGTTCGGATGCTTGATAATGTACTTGAGTATTTTATCGACAACGCTCCAGATACGATTGAAAGAGCAAAATATTCAGCAGCAAGAGAACGTTCTATCGGTCTCGGAGCTATGGGATTCCATTCTCTACTACAGAAACACGGTGTCGCATGGGAATCCGAATCAGCACGAGAGATCAATAAAGTTGTATTCGAAACAATCAACACTCGAGCACACGAAGAGACAGAACGTCTCGCACAAGAACGAGGAGAATATCCAGACGGTGAAGGATCAGGCAAAAGAAATTCGCACCTTATGGCAATTGCGCCGAACGCCTCCAGTGGAGTAATCCTATCAACGAGTCCATCTATTGAACCGTTGAAGGCGAACGCATATACACACAGAACTAGAGCGGGATCGTTCCTAGTTAAGAACAAGTACTTGACCAAGTTACTTAATGAGAAGGGAGAGAACAATGAATCCAATTGGACATCCATAATCACAAATAAAGGTTCGGTACAACATTTACCATTCTTGACTGAAGGTGAGAAGGCAGTATTCAAGACTGCCCAAGAGTTGGATCAGATGTGGGTTGTAACTCACGCATCTGAACGTCAACCATTCATCTGTCAAGGTCAGAGTGTTAACCTATTCTTCCCTGCTGGTGCAGAGAAGTCTTACGTAAGTAGAGTGCATTATAGTGCATGGGACAAGGGACTAAAAGGTCTTTACTATTTACGTACCGAAGCAAAACAACGTGCAGAGAATGTATCTGACAAAGTGGAACGTGTTGCACTTGCAGAAGATCAACGTACAATTGTTTACGGTAAAAAGAATTGTCCCTATTGCCAAATGGCAAAAGATGAGTTAAAATTACGTGGTGTCCAATATGATTATATTGATCTAGAGGACATAGGTAAGACAGCAGCCGAGGTTACTGGTCGTAAAGTGAAGACAGTGCCACAGATATATATTGAAGGGAAATATGTCGGTGGTTGGGAAGAACTACAAGCATTCTTTAACAAGACCGTTATCGACAACGATGAAGATGACGAGTGTAGAGCGTGCGAAGGTTAGTAATATTTGGCGATAGTTATGTACAAGGTTGGAGAGGTAAGCCAGGCAATAGTACATTGTCTGAGATGCCGTTTGGTAAAGTACTAGGTGAAAATCTAGGTTGCGAAACGGTTCTTATCGGCCGAGCAGGTCACTCCAATCTTGCGATAATGGATGATGTAGTTCGATGGATTGAATCTGAAGATACATCTAATGATGCATTCTTAGTTGTGTGGAGTGACATGGTAAGAATGTCAGTTAGAGATCCTAATTGTAAGAACCATCGATTCAAGGGTTGGGAATACCCATTATGGTTAAGACACTATCCTGATAGTCCTGATCCATTTGATACAATGCATGATCCAGCTTATGCACGACTACAAAGTATGGGTGCATACCATACAGTAAAAAATCTCTGTAAAGAGAAAAACATACCCTTACGGATGACTAACAGTATTGATCATCAAGGACTTATCGACAACTTTTTTGATACAGAATTTAAAGGTTGGATACGTGAGAATGATCCAGATTACATAGAACCTAGTAATCACTGGAATACGTTATTCGATATTATATCGGAGACATGGTTACTTAAAACAAAGAAACCAGTCCCCCAAGAGTGGAGACAAATGCTCGGCACTGAGACAATGAGAAACAAACGTCTCGTTACTGATTGTTGGCATCCCACTGACGAAGCAAACATATTAATAGCAAACACACTTGAGCCGTACATCAAGACAATATTAGAGGAATAAATGGCATTACTAGAATTTTCAAAAACATACAAACCATTCAAGTTTCCTTGGGCAGTAGAACTGACTAAGAAACATGAAGAGATTCACTGGGTAGAAGATGAGGCTGAACTCTCTGAAGATATCCAAGACTGGAGAACAAAACTCTCTGAACAAGAAAAAGAATTTATCACTCAAGTACTACGATTGTTTACACAGTCAGACGTACAGGTGGGTGAGAACTATCACGAGTTACTGATTCCTAAGTTCAAGAACAATGAGATCCGTAATATGTTATCTTCGTTTGCAAACCGTGAAGGTGTACACCAACGTGCATACGCACTATTGAACGACACACTTGGTTTACCAGATGAAGAACACCATGCTTTCCTTGAGTACAAGGAGATGGCAGACAAGATTGACTTTATGAAAGAGGGAGATATCAACTCGCATACTGGTCTTGCACTTGTACTGGCACAATCTGTATTCAACGAAGGTATGTCTTTATTCGCATCATTTGTGATGTTACTTAACTTCCAACGTTTCGGTAAGATGAAAGGTATGGGTACAATTGTTGAGTGGTCTATACGTGACGAGACTATGCACGTACAGGGTAATGCGAAACTATTCCGTGAGTTCTGTGAGGAACATCCACGTATCGTAAATGATGAGTTGAAATCAAAGATCTACGAGATGGCAAAGAACGCTGTTAAGTTAGAAGACCGATTCATCAAACTTGCATATAAGTCTGGAGAAATCGAAGGTCTGACAGAAGCAGATGTAAAACAATACATCCGTCACATTGCAGATCGTAGACTTCTACAACTTGGTATGAAACCTAAATTCAAGGCAAAGGACAATCCACTGCCATGGTTAGACTGGGTATTGAACGGTGCATCACATGATAACTTCTTTGAGAAAAGAGTTACCGAATATTCCGTAAATGGAATGGAAGGTGAATGGGGATGGGAAGATATGTTCAACACCGAGGTCGCTAATGCATGAATTAGTGTGCGGTGTTTGTGACTGTATAACTGTGGTTCGAGAAGTGACGGCTACCGAAGAGGTGCCGTCATTTTGTCCAATGTGCGGTACTACGTGTGATGTAGAAGAAGTGGAGTTAGATGAAGACTAGATAGTACCATGACTTGGTATTATAAGAACGAAGAGTTTGAACCCGAAGAAAGTTTCCTTGAGGATTATCAAGGATTCGTGTACCTATTGACAGATCAAAATGGTATGAAGTATATCGGTAAGAAATTCTTCTGGAAACCTAAGATTCTGCCTGTTACCAAAACAAGAAAACGCAGAAAGAAAACCAGAGTACAATCAGACTGGAGAGACTACTACGGATCTTCAGCTGAAGTTAAACTGTTGATCGAACGAGGGGATGCAACGTTCCAACGTGAGATCCTGAGACTATGTCGTACCAAAGGGGAGTGTTCCTACTTTGAGGCAAAGTATCAGTTTGAACATGATGTACTATTACGTGATGATTACTATAATGCCTTTATTGGATGTAAGATCCACGGTAAACACCTACCCAAAGACCTAGAACCAGAATCGAAAGATTGGTCACGTTCTTTGTTCCCTTAGACTTGACTTTTATTGCCTGATCTGTCATAATACACTTGTATTCAAAATGAGAGATAAAAAGTTATGTATGTTTATTTGATCCGTTCGTTAGAAACCAATGAGTTAATTACCGAGAAGAAGTTTGAACGTATTGTTGATGCACTTGATTACCGTGCAGAACTTGACCAAACTTACACTGCGTGGATTGATTGGAAATTTGTTTCAGAAAACGCTTGACATTTACTGTCCAATGTAATATAATGTTTACTGAATTGGTGTTTAATGTAACACGATGTTTGCTATTGAGAGAGGTATTATTATGCAAGATCTAAAAAGAGTTATCAAATCCCACATGGAGAAGGCAATCGCCAATCCACAAAACATCTTCCCTAATGGGGATATCAACTGGAACTTCGTGGACGCTGATACGTTCATGGCGTTAAACCCTGTCAACGAGACCGTTGATTATTACTACCAATTGTTTGATGAGATAGCAGAGGAGCTAGTTACGTGAAAGATGTAGTGTATTATGTGGTTGAGATAAAAGAAGATAAGAGTCAAGTGTTGCACAACTTCCCATGTTTTTCTACTGAGAGTGAAGCGGAACTTTGGGCAATAGAGAATCAGATAACAGTTTTTCAAGTAGTCGAGTTTGAGGTATAATTATGATTAGAATTGCAATAGGTATTTTTATTTTGTTTGGTGCGGTCGGGTATGAAGATATGATGATCGAGATGAATGAACCTGCTCCGTTACTACCTTTCCTGATCAAGGCGACAATTGGTATTATCCTTGTTGGTTGGGGTACTTATGACCTAAAAGAAAAAGGTGCTTTTGATGACAAATACTAAGGTGTTGAATCCAATGCTGATTCAGAATCTCGCAGAACGATATATACATATGCCCGAGAATCCAGATTGGACAGGATTACAAGACGCCTTGAAAGCTACTGGTGCAGATGGCACCGAAGTGTTCGAGGCGATGAACGCAATTCGAGAGGGAGACTATTAATGTCTTTTGAAATTAGAGAAGAGTTTTTAACCTATGCATCTGAGGTCATGCATATAGACTATGAACGTGGTTACGTTTTGTCTATGACTGAGATCGAAGATCCAGAAGAGTTCACCAAATACTGGTGGCAAGTGACCACCGCAGAAGGTGATCAATTTTATGATGAGATGAGACACTATACCTATCAACCTAACTTGACTCACGTCTTGGAGGGTGTAGAGAATTTGTTTCTAAAACAGGATAACCAATGAATATATTCCACCTAGATAATGATCCAGTGAAAGCCGCACAGATGATGTGTGATAAGCACGTGGTTAAAATGATTGTCGAATACGCTCAGCTGATGTCAACTGCACATCGTGTATTGGACGGTGAAGAGTATTACGACAAGACTAAGAATGGTCGTAAGATCAAGCGATGGAAACTAGAACCTACTGCACAAGAACGACTCTTGTACAAAGCGTCCCATGTTAACCACCCATCAAACATATGGACTCGTAAGTCTAACGCTAACTATCGTTGGTTGTACAAACACTTCCGTGCATTGTGTACTGAGTACACCAGACGTTATGGTAAAGTCCACATGACCGAAGAGAAACTGAGTGGTCAGTTGTGGTTCTCGCCCAGAAACATCGATCAAGTACAACCACTCACAGAGTTCGCACAGGCCATGCCAGATTCGTGTAAGGCGGACGATCCTGTTCAAGCTTACCGTCAGTACTACATTCAAGAAAAGAAATACATGGCAAAGTGGACAAACCGTGACATTCCTAGCTGGTTCGAGTGAAATTATTACTGACAAAAATCTTCTTTATTTTGTGGTTGGGTTTGTCGGTGGATAATCAAGATGACTTGTATGGAGTCATGGGTTCACTTAGACGTATGGAAGAATGTAGGAAACTAGTTTCGTTATGAATCTGATATATCAATACTGGGACGGAGAACTAAACGATCACATCTTGTTCGGAAGGGACAGGATGAAGGCGTATGCCCAGAGTATTGGTGCAGACTACATATTTGAACACAATCCAAACTTTCTAAAAGAATACTACGACATCTCTGTCGGTGAGATGGATCACTTCTTTTCTGCATTGAAACCCATATTCTATGAAGAGTATGACAAAAAGTATGACACAATATTATTTGCGGATATGGATATCATTCCTTCGAATCATATGTATGACGGTAAGTATGACGTTTTTGATGAACTAGGAGACCATGAAGTAGGTATAGTTCCAGAGTTATGGGAGAACCATACGATCCACGAAGGATGGGCCAAGAAACTAGATGCGTGGACAGATACGTGTGAGAGAATGGGCGCACAGTTTCCCAAGTATAAAGGTCATGCAATGTCACTCAACTCTGGTGTTGTCTTATATTCAAAACGAATGAGACAACGTGCCATAGAAGAAAGGTGGATGGATCTACTATCCTACAAATCCATGTGTTGCGAATTGGACACATACTTTGTTACCGATCAGCCATATAT